GGCGGAAGAACCGGAAGCTCGTCCAGCACCGCCATCACGTCCTTGTCCTTGAGGACGCGGTAATCCCGGCCATCCTTACCCTTGATGATGCCGCCGCCATATTTGGCGAACAGCACCGCGTCGCCGACTTGCGGCCTGGGCGCATCGCCCCATTCCTCCGGACTGGCGTAGGTGAACGCGACCGGCGAAACGGCGACGAGGCGCCCCTTCTGCGTCGCCAGCCCCTCGATTTCCTTCGTGTTCTCGGGAAGGAAGATGCTGCCGATCTTGTCCTCGATCACTTCGGGCGCGATGACCACGTTGAACTCATAGGGGCTGATCCCCGGATTGCATTCGCCAAGCGCTGGAATCGCCATCAGGCCTCCTCTTCGGGTTCTTCGCCGTTCAACTCGCACAGGCGCTCGTACGGCGTCTCGATCAGACCCAGATAAGCATCGGCCCTTGTGCGAAGCGTGTGCAGGACGAGCGGGTCAGCACTCCCGTCCTGCCAACTGACCCGATCCCACTCCTCTTTCTGGAGTTCCGATGCTCTCACGATTGCCCGGAACACCCATCGGGTTGCCGGGCTCTCCGCCCACGAATTGAACTCTTCGCGCGTCACAGCCGGGTGATGATCTTGTCATCGCTGATCGGCGGGATGCCGCGCGCCACGCTGTCCCTCAACGCCTGCGCTTCCAGCTCGGTCTTGTCCGCCTCAGCCGATGTTTTCCGGATTTGCTGCCACGACAGGCCGCCGATGGGCCATGTGCCGCCCCACGGCGTCATCACGCCCTGCATCATCCGCATCGTCTCGGTTTCGGCCTGCGTCGCCTCGGCTGCCGCCTTTCTCGCCAGCTGCGAGGAATGAATCGCGTCCGCGCCCTTCTTCTGCGCGTCGGACTGCTTCTGCGCGATCTCGGCCCCTTGCGCCGCCTGCTGCACCTGCTGCTGCTGCTGGACCTGCTGGGGATCGGGAAACAGCTTCTGGATGTCCTCGATGTCCGCCGCCTCGAAGATGCGGCTGTAAATCTCCATGTCGTTGAGGCCGCGCCCCAGAAACTGCATCAGGAACGCCGCGCGGGCCATCTTCTGCATCCGCGTGACGTTACCCGGATCGCTGACCGGGCGAATATCGAAATCGGCCTCGGCGAAATCGGCCTGGAAATTGGCCTGAGGATCGTCGAGAACGTTGAGGTAATCGCGCGCGATGTTGTCGCCGCCCCACCTCGCGAGGCAGTCGAAGATCATCTCGTATTCGGCCTTGAGCGAGCGGTACACGCGCTTGTAGATCGACGAGAACACCTGCAAGCCCTGCTCGATCATCGCCATGGTCGTTCCGACTTGGCCCATGTTCGACGCATCGCCGGAGACGATATCCTTGATGCTGGCGATGTCCTTCGCGGCCCCGAGCATCATGTCGAGCAGCTGGAACGCGACCGGGCTCGCCTCGGGAACGGTGCGCTCGAAAATCGCGTCCTTGAGCTGCGACCCGGCAACGCCGTTCACCATCGCGAACTCGCCGGGCTTCAGCTTGATCTTCGACGAATTGCCCTGAATCCTGACGCCGCCAGCGATGAAGCCCCCGCCCGCGATCTGCGCCGTCCCGGCATCGATCAGCTGGTTGACCGCCGTATTCACGACCTCGGTGATCGGCTCCAGCAGATGGCCGAATCCGATGCCGTAGAAACAGCCCTTGGGATGCGGGAAGAAGTCGTACTTGACGAAATACTGGCTGAGCTTCTTCACCCGCGCCCCGGCCTGCATCGCCTCGTTCAGCGAGAAATTGGACTCAAGCCGCAATACCTCGCGGGTCACCTTGTCGACCGTGACGATGTACGGCTCGGGAACGCCGTCATCGTCCAGGTCCATCAGCCGGTGCTGCTCAAGCAGCGCGCGCGGCGCTTCGTCGTCGCCGGATTCAGGCAAAAGCTCGACGTGCCGGTAGAGCCCCGCCGCCATGCGCTCGGCGATCTGGTAGGGATAGACGTCCTCGATCACCTGCGTCAGGCGCGGCGACGACGCGACGTCCTTTGCCTTCATCGGCGCGACGAGGTTGAGCGCCGGAACGAGGCTGACCGTCAGCTGGCCGTCGACGTAGCAGACCTTGCGGAACGCGCAGCCGACGATCGGCAGTTGCAGCAGCAGCGCGTCGGTATCTTCCTCCCATCCCTCGACGCGGTACATCAGCGTCGTGCTGAGATATTGCGCGACCCGCTGCGCCCGCGCCGTCTTGTAGCCTGGAGGCCGCGCCATCACCGGCTGCGGCCCCTGCGGCGTCATCTGCATCGCGGGCTGACCGGTCATGGGGTCGACCTGCGGCATCCCGTTGTCGTTGCCGATGACCTTGCACTGGACCGGCTCGTCGCCCTTGATGATCGCCGGGTACGAGCGGGCGTTGAACTGGAGCGCGGCAGTCGTCAGCAGCGGATATTTGACGTTCGCCGCATTCTCCCACGGGAAGTTCTTCTCGCCCGATTCCTCCTGCGCTGCGGCCTTCAGCGCGCTCTCGACCTTCTGCCGCCAGTCCTCGCGATCCGCTTCGTCGCGCTCGTAATCCTCAACGACGTCCGAGCCGATCTGCGTCAGGAGATCGCTCGAAAATGCCGCCGAAATATCGCCCTCGGCCCGCGCCAGCAGCGCGAGCTTGTCCATCGGGCTCGGCTGCACGTCTCCCGCAGGCTGCGGGTCGTTCGCAGCCATGGCGGGGGCTGAGGCCATTTGGGCTTACGCGCTCAGGATCGAATGCAGCTGACCGGCGGTCGCGCAATAGAATGTCGCCGTCTTGCCGGCGGCGACCGCAAAGGCGTTATTCGCCCCAAGCGCGTTGATCGCATCGCCCACGGCTGGAAAGACATTCATCGAGTTCGCCGCGGCGGCATTGATGACCGTGATCTCCGCGCCCGCGAACGAGGCCGGCAGAACCACGCTGTCGCCAGCACTCGCAACGGTGGTCACGCGGTTGAGCGACGTAGTGAGCGGCGTCGCGTTGGCCTGTCCGCCCCCGGCGTGCGCGGTGATGTTGTCGGTCGTCGTGGTGGTGAAGAATCCAGGCGTCGGGATCGGGTTCGTCGCCAGGTTCGTGCCCTGGTTCGCGTCGGTGATCGCCGGGTTTGTGCCGACGATCAGGCCCTTGCACTGGACATAGTCCAGGTTGGTCACAGTTACAGCCACTTATTCCTCCTCAATATCCCGTGGTCCCGTTGCGGCCATCGGCCGTGTCGTACTCAGGCTCCTCGTATGCCAGCGGCCAGCTGACCGGCATGTCGTCGTCCAGTATCCGGCTCAGCGCATCGAGCATGTCGTCGTGCGCCGCGACCGGGAACGGCTCGTACTCCTGCTCGATGAAGTCCCGGATCAGGTCGACCGGCGCGCCCTCGTAATTGGTCTTGGTCAGCGACTGCGGCATGAAAATGCGGCCGTCCTCGAACCACGGGATCAGCCGCCTGATGCGGTCGACCTTGGGAATCTGGCCGCCCAGCTCGACGATGTTGAAACGGTAGTTCTCGCGCTCCTGCCGGTCGCGGATATGCTCGATGTCCGCCATCATGCCGTAGCGCTCGTAGCCGACCGCGATGGGCTGCCAGCGGCGGTGCCAGTTCATCACCAAGTCCGCGCGCTGCGTCAGGCTCAGCCGGTCGCGAACGATGTCGAGCACGTAGATGTTCTTGTCCGGCGCGAGGCCCACGACCCACCCCGCCGTATAGTCCGAATCCTTCTTCTTCGCGCTCGCCGGGTCGATGACGATGTAGACGTTCATGTTCGCGGCGTTGGAGGCCATCGCGTGCCTCAGCCACTCGCGCTTGAACCCCTGAGTCTCGTCCGCTTTCGGGTCTTGCAGCATCTGGCAGCCGAACACGTATGGCCCCATGTCGCGGCGCTTGGCGGCCAGGGCCTCGCGCGTCAGGAACACCGGCTCGCCCTCGACCGTGCCGTCCCTCGTCGCCGCGTAGATCCTCGGCGTCACCGTGCCGCGCTCGATCAGCGTGCGGTACGTGTCGTTATAATGGTAGCGCGTGCCGATGAACCGCCTCACGCCGCCGTGCGCCCCGAGGTTGAAGCTCAGCGCCACCGCATCCGTCGTCTTGGCGATCATCTCCGGCGTCGTCACGGATTCGCGCGTCACCAGATCGTCGTAAACCAGCTTGCGGTAATGCTTCGACGTGGGCTGCCCGTCGACGACGCCCCACGCCTCGACCGTCGCCTCCTTGGGATTGGACCGCCGCTTGACGACAATCCCCTCGTCCTCGGACCATTTCGGAGCCTGCTTGACCGGGTTTTCCCACAGGATGTCGGGAAACCACGTCTTCAGCCGCTCGTTCGATTCGAACTCGCGCTTGATCTGCCGAAGAAACGCCTTGGCGATCGGGCGCGTGTGCGAAAAGATGCCGACCGTCACCTCGGGATCGTTGAGGATGTCCTGAATGGTCAGCGCATAAGTGATGATCGTCGACTTGTAGTGCTCGCGCGCCCACAGGTCCAAGTAACCGTCGGGACTCGACTGGACCTCGCGGCATCGGTCGAACACCCACGCATTGGAACAATCGTGCCTCTGCAATCCATATCGCAGCAGAAACCACAGATCAGTGCGGCAGGCCTCCGCCATCAGCGCCGATGCCAACTCCTGCTGACCCGAGGCCAAGCAGGCTTCGTACCTCTTCGCGAGCGCGCTCACGTAGCTCGGCTCGGTCCACGATGCTGACATTGTGGCTTCCATGCACGTCGAGCGGCACAAGCTTGGTGTAGATGCTCTGCCAGAATGCCCGCTCGTTCTCGGGCGATTCCTTCGCCCATTCCATGAGGCGCTTGGTGCCCCCCAAACCTTCGGCGGCTTCCGCAATCACCTCTTTCGCCTGCCGGCTGATCTTGTTCTGCGAGCCCTTCGGACGACCCCGGCCGCGATTGGTCAGGTTCGATTTTCCGCCCTGTAGTTTATTCATGGCTTTACGCGACCTTGAACCCGAACACGGCAGGCTTGCTCGCAACCTCGCTCAGCCCATCCGTGGCGCGGTTGCCGGTAAGCGTCGGCCACGTCCCGAACGTGCCGGTCTTGGTGAAGCCGACGATCTGCGAACCATTGAGGAAACTGGTCGAGCTCGTATCCAGCCCCGCGCATTGCGACAGCGCGAGCGATGTAGCTCCCAGCGATTCGAAGATGACGGTCGTGTTGTCGACCATCAGGCACGGCCAATAGAGCGTGTTCGGAGCCAGCGCGACGCTGAGCGATGATGGCCCGATCAGGCCGGTCG